CGTTGTCGCGCCAACTCGGACGCCAGTTCGTGATCCCGACACGCTGGCCTCGAAGCAATATGCGACGTTCGTCGACCTGCTGAGCGAAGGCGAGATCGAAGGCTTCCCGTCGGCCGCAGCCTATACGCGCGGCACTGATGACTACAACCGGGCACTGCTCAAGGATGTATTTCTGAACGGCACGCAGATCCTGCGGCAGGGTGCTGATGCGACCAATCCGCAATCTGCCGACTACAACTTCCAGAACGTCACGCTGCAGGCTCGCTACGGCACGCAGGCGCAGACCTACATTCCTGGCTTCTCCGATATTGAGCGAGAAAGCAGTGTTCAGGTGAAGGTCGAGCAGGCCACACCGATCACGCGCACCATCACCGACACTACGGTCGACGCTGTTCGAGTCACCATCACGGTGCCGCGGCTTGAGCAATACACCGATGAGGGTGATGTAAAAGGCACCAGCATCAATCTGCAGATCCGAGTGCAATACAACGGTGGCGGCTACACCACCGTGATCGACGACACGATCGCAGGCCGATCTGCAGATCAATATCAGAAGGACTACAAGGTGAGCTTCACCGGGGCGTTCCCGATTGATGTGCGCGTGGTGCGCGTCACCGCCGATAGCCTCGACACCAACCTGCTCAACGACTTCTACTGGTCGAGCTACACCGAAATCACTGAGCAGAAACTGAAATATCCCAACAGCGCACTGGTTGCGATGCGCCTTGATGCTGAGCAGTTCAGCAGCATCCCCAGCCGCACCTATCGCGTCCGCGGGATGAAGGTGCAGATCCCGAGCAACGGGACTGTGGATCAGACCACCGGCGCCATCAGCTATGCCGGCGCATGGGATGGCACCTTCGGCGCTGCGGTCTGGACTTCAGATCCAGCCTGGATTCTCTACGCGCTGCTCACGAATACCCGCTGGGGACTGGGCGATCACATCACCGCCAGCCAGCTTGATAAGTTCGCCTTTTATTCCGCCAGCCAGTACGCATCCAGCAGCGTCGACGATGGCTTCGGTGGCACCGAGCCGCGCTTCTCTTGCAATGCCCTGATCCAGAACCAGGAGGAGGCTTACAAACTGATCAACGATCTGTGCTCTGTGATGCGGGTGATGCCGTACTGGAGCACGGGCAGCCTGACCATCAGCCAGGACAAGCCGACCGATGCCAGCTACCTATTCACGCTGGCCAATGTCAGTGCTGATGGCTTCACCTACACCGGCTCGGACCTGAAGACCAGGCACACGGTCGCGATCATCAGCTACCTCGATCTCGAGACGCAGGACATTGCCTACGAGGTGGTGGAGGACAAGGAAGCCATCGCGAAGTATGGCGTGATCACCACCAACATCAAAGCTTTTGCCTGCACCAGTCGCGGCCAAGCTGCCCGCCTTGGTGAGTGGCTGCTCTATACCGAGCAGTACGAAACCGAGGTGGTCTCCTTCAAGACTTCCGTGGATGCCGGCGTGCTGGTGCGGCCAGGCCAAGTGATCGAGATCGCTGATCCGGTGAAGTCTGGTGTGCGCCGCGGTGGCCGCATCGCAACAGCCACCACCACCGTGATCACGGTCGACGACACCGCCGAGACCGATCTGGTGACCACCGGCAGCGCGACCCTATCGGTGATCCTGCCTGATGGCACCGTCGAGACCAAGGCGATCAGCAGCATCGCTGGCGCGAACATCACCGTCTCCTCCGCCTTCAGCACTGCACCGAACGCAAATAGCATCTGGGTGCTGAGCAACAGCAACGTCGAGACCAGCACTTGGCGCGTGCTGACGATCAGCGAAATCGATCGCGTTCAGTACGAAGTCACCGCGATCGCGTACAACGCCAGCAAATACAACTACGTCGAGCGCGGCTTCAAGCTGGAAACCCGCGACATCACGCAGCTCAATGAGCCACGCCCTGCACCGACCAACCTATCGGCATCGGAGACGATCTACGAAAGCAACGGCCAAGCACGGGTCAAGTTGATTGTGAGCTGGAGCGCAGTGGTCGGTGTCTCTGAGTATCGAGTGCAATGGCGTCCGGTGGATGGCAACTGGACGACGGTTAGTGTGCCGCGTACTGATTACGAGATCCTCGACACCACTGCGCAGACCTACGAGATCCGGGTCTATAGCCTCAACGGTGCGCGTGCACCAAGCATCTCGCCTGCATCGCTGAGCTTCGCAGCGGTCGGCAAGACGGCAGTGCCGGGCAATGTGCAGAACCTCACCTTCGAGGCGATCAGCGCCAACTCCGGCCGCCTGCGGTGGAATCCGACTGTTGATCTCGACGTGAAGATCGGTGGTCGGGTCCACATCCGCCACAGCAATCTGACCGATGGCACCGCCACCTGGGCGAACAGCGTCGACTTGGTGGAGGCCAAGGCCGGTAGTGCCACCGAGGCGATCATCCCGCTGGTGGAAGGCGAGGTGCTGGTCAAGTTCGAGGACGATGGCGGCCGCCAGTCAGCAACCGAAACCAGCGTGATCGTGGACCTGCCCGACACGCTGGGCAATCTGCTGGTGCAGTCACGCCGCGAAGATGCCGATGTGCCGCCATTCCAAGGCAGCAAGACCACGGTGTTCTACAGCGAGGAGTACGACGCTCTGACGCTGGATGGCACAGGCACGATCGACAGCATCGCCGACTTCGATGCGATCACATCGTTCGACATTCTTGGCGATGTGGCCAGCAGCGGCACCTATCAGTTCAACAGCACGCTGGATCTGGGTTCTGCCTACAGCCTCGACCTGAAGCGCTTCTTCGTCACCCGTGCCTACTTCCCATCGGATCTGATCGATAGCCGCACCGGAGAGGTTGATAGCTGGGATGACTGGGATGGCACTGCAGCGGCTGGCGTCAATGCCAAGCTCTACCTGCGCAGCACCAGCGACGATCCCAGCGGTACGCCCACATGGGCGAGCTGGCAGGAGTTCGTGAACGGAACCTTCAAGGGGCGCGGCTTCCAGTTCAAGAGCGAGCTAACTAGCAATGACATTGCGCAGAACATCCTGATCGATGAGCTGGGCTACGAGGCCACCTTCCAGCGGCGGCAGGAGCAGAGCGTGGGCAGCATCGCGAGCGGGGCTGGTGCCAAGACGGTCACGTTCGACAAGCCGTTCTTCACTGGCACCGCTGCGCTGGGCGGCGTCAACAGCAGCCTGCCGAGCGTAGGCATAACTGCTCAGAACATGGCCACCGGCGACTACTTCGTGGTGACTGGCGTCAGCGGCACCGGCTTCACGGTCACATTCAGAAACAGCGCTGACACCGCAGTCGACAGGAACTTCGCATGGTCCGCTGTCGGATATGGCAAGGCGGCCTAAATCCTGCAAGAATCTAGGCATTGCCTGAAAGTCTGATGGCTCAGCACGACTATGTGATCGCTAACGGTACTGGAGCTGCCGTCCGTTCCGATCTCAACAACGCACTGGCCGCCATCGTCAGCCAGAACAGCGGTGCCAGCGCCCCGGCAACCACCTACGCCTATCAGTGGTGGGCGGACACCAGCACCAACCTGCTGAAGCTGCGCAATGGTGCGAACAGCTCCTTCATCACAGTTGGCGATCTGACTGCTACCAACCTCGGCCTCGCGGCGCTGGCCAGCCCGACCTTCACCGGCACGGTCACCATCCCGACCGCAACGATCTCCACTGGCGCTGGCATCCCGCTCGCCAGTGCAGCCAGCCCGGCCATTTACTTCACCGGCGATACCAATACCGGCATCTACAGCCCCGGCGCTGATCAGTTTGCAATCACGACCGGCGGATCTGGTCGCGTATTTGTTGACTCCAGTGGGCGGGTAGGTCTGGGGACTAGCAGTCCTAGTGCTGCGCTACACGTCGCTACCTCCGGTGCTGGACAGATTCGTTATTTCGACGGAACCGTAACCGGCGCATTTGGTTCATTTGGTTCTGGTAATGAAGTATTTCTTGGCTCTGGCAAAGCCTTAGCCTTTACAACCAATGGCATTACATCCTCCGAAACAAGGATGACTATTGATACCTCAGGCCGAGTAGGGATTGGCACTACTAGCCCAGCAGCGACATTAGACATCTCTGGAAACCAACTATTCTCTGCCGCGAATCCACAGATTCAATTTAATGCTGGTGGTCCCATTATCCGGTTGCCTTCAGCAAACACCCTTGCATTTTTA